AAAAAGAAAATACACCTTGTCAAAAACCACCTTTATAAACAGGCACTAAAAGAACAACAAAATTATAAAATGAAAGAGATTGCAGGTGTTCCAATAAACCAGCCCATAGACAAATGGAACCACATCTGGGACGCTGCCCAGTATGGGCATATTGCCCATAATTCAAAAACGCAAACACACACCACCGAATAAACATTAGCAGCATTAGGCATTGATTATTAGCAATTATGGAAGCATTAGAAAATTTATTATCCGGACCACTCGATAAAGCCATCAAAGTATTGACCTCCCAAAAAAAGGATCATGAACGCATCGCAAAATACATCAAAGAGTATAAAAACCTGGACCGTACGATCAGACCATCACAAGTAGGGATCCTCCAAAAAGACAAATTGGTTGACAAAGGCGAAAAAGCTAAAATGGTAAAGGCCATCCGGTCCATTGTGCCGTATCAAAAAAAGATAGTTACCACATCAACGGCTTTTGAGGTAGGCTCCCCTGTTACATTGATCCCAAATGTTACCAATGACTTATCGAAAGAAGTCTTACGGTTGTGGGAAGAGAACCGGATAGATGATAAAATCCAAAAGGCAAAAGTCATTCAGAAAAGCCAGACCGAATGTGCCTTTCAATACTACATGAAAGAGACCATCGATATAGAGAATAAAAAGGTGCTCGATATTAAAACAAAACTACTCTCAAACGAAGAAGGCACTATGGCGCCTTACTTTGATTATACTTCTGGAGATATGATTGCCTTTACCTGGTCGTTTAGTTATAAAAATGCTGAAGACAAAACCATCAGGTGCGTCTGGATCTGGACCGGTACACTTTGCTATAAATGCTCTGACCAATCCGGGACATTGGCCATCGATGAAGCCATCCCGCACGGATTTGGTAAAATCCCCATTGTTTATATATCTCAGGATTTTCCCGAATGGCACGAAGTGGAAAGCTTAATTGACCGGTATGAAACCGGACTTTCAAAACTGGGTGCCAGTAATGACTATTCCGGCTATCCTTTATTAAAACTTTACGGAGAGGTCCAGTCGATGCCGGACAGGAACGATGATGGTAAAACATTAAAGTTCCCGATGAAGGAAGTAGACGAAACGGGCAAAACCATTCATGGCGATGCAGAGTTCTTGACCAACAGAAATGCCCCGGAAAGCGTCAGGCTGGAGATGGAAACATTGGAAGATTTAATTTTTGGATTATCACAAATACCTAACCTTTCTTTTAATAATCTCAAAGGAAGCCTGGGCCATATATCGGGGGTTGCCATCAAGTTGCTGTTTTTAGACAGTATCATCAAAGCAAAAATGAATGAAGGAGATAATCGTACGATGATTCAGAGGATTATCAGTGTCTTTATATCGGGTCGGGAATGACAACGACAATAAATACTAAGCTGTCTTCACAAGTAAAAGATACCAGCATAAAAATACAATTCAACTCCATCCTGCCTGATGATCTAAAAGAAGCCGTGGATATTGCATCTACTGCTAAGAATGCCGGTGTGATGAGTGTCAAAACTGCTGTTGAATATTTGGATATGACTGAAAATACAGAAGAGGAAATCACCTTAATTAAATCAGAACAATCAATCAGTATAGTTATACCATATCCGGAACCAAAATAAATAAAGTTACCCCATAATCAAAATAAAGATAAACCATAATTAAACACCATTTAAACCACTTTTAAACAAGTGGTTTTTTAACAACAAAATATGTTATTTAAAATGATTATAAATAACATAATATGTTATATATTTATATTTATCATCAACAATTTAATTTTTTTATCATGGTAGTTCCACCAGAAATCATTAAGGCACGACTTAAGGCATTATTCCCTAAGGCGAACTTATCTACAAAAGGATAGATGCTTACGCAGCTAAACTTGCACCTAAACCAGCAGACGATGCTGATACTATAGTTATCGATGCCCTAATCAATGATTACAATGAAGTAATTGATTTTTGTTGCAGTGGTACAAGAGGACGATAGGATCAGGACTCTTGAAGCTGACAGAAAGAAAGCGGAAGAATTAGCAAATAAAGGTGGAAAAGAAGGAGAGGAAGTAACTACTAAGGTTGATCATGATACTCCAGCGTGGGCTAAAGCGATCATTGATGCCAATCAAAAGCTGGTGGCCGATATGGAAGCGATCAAAACAGGTAAAATATTGGAGACTAAAAAACAAACCACGCAGTCTGTTTTTGAATCTTCGGAAGTTTTAAAGGCATTGAAGCCCGGGATCAAAGTAAGCTGGCTGGACCGCATCGATGTTCACTGCGAAACTCCTATTGAGGATCAGGTTAAGGCACTTGAAACTGAATTTACTGATATACGTCAGGAAATTGCAAACACTACTAAATATTCCAGTGTTGTACCCAGTTTTACGAGCAACGATGGCAAGCCTGATGAAAAAGATGTGGCAAACATTGTTGATGGTTTAATCTAAAATTTAAAGAAATTATGGCAGGTACAACTGTAACATTAGACAACACAAAAACCTCGGTAGATACAAGCAACGATTCGGTTGTAATTGTACAAAATCTGGAGACCATTCCAGGGGGAAGCGCTTTGGAGGTAACCGGATTTACTCTGGAGATCATCAATGCGGGCCACTTAATCATTGAACAAACGGCCTCCGGCGTCCTAAAGCCGATGCCGGTTGCAGACAACGCTTATGCGGCATTACCAGCAGGACACACTTATAAAGGGGTTTTGGTCGCCAGTATTTTGAAAGCCAAACCCGGCGCGGCAATTATGGTCCGCGGAACTGTAAACGATGCCGCATTTAAGAATGGCACCGGCTTTATAACGCCGGCAGACGCAAAAACAGCATTAGTATTAATCCGATTTACAAAAGACTAATTACATCATGGAGAAATCATTATTTGTTCAATTTGCCGCCTACTTTACGGCAATTGCAAAAGGCCTTGTAGAAAGGGTTAATGGAAAGAAAACGCCCTTAACGTATGTGCATAAGGAAATGTTGACCCCGGAGCTATCGACAGATCTGAAGTGGCAGACATTAAACGTTGATGGTTCAGTGGTTTCAGCAGACGTGGTTTCCATGGATTCTGCATTGCCCTTGAAAAAAAGAGATTCCTTTGGAACGGCTTCCGGGGATATTCCAAAGATGGGAATGAAATTTTCATTGAATGAAAAGACCATGTCCGATATCGATGTTTTACAAGCAAGGAATGTAGAGACGAAAACCCTGGTAGGTAAAATCTTTGCCGACACGGTCAAAGCCACTATGGGTATTTACGAAAAGCTGGAGTTTATGTTCCTGCAGAGGTTATCGACAGGGGTTACCTTAATTGATGACGACACGAATGTGGGAACAGGGATCAGGGTTGATTTCCAGTACAAGGCCGACAATTCTTTTGGGGCCGCTTTGCCCTGGTCGGACCCGGCATCAAAACCGATAGACGATATCAAAAGGGTGATCAAAATTGCCAAAGCAAAAGGGGATAATCCGGCTTATTTGATGATGGATGAAGGAACATTTGATGCTCTGGCCTCTAACCAGCAGACAAGAGAGCAGTATGCTTTTAGTCAAAACTTCGTAGGTACACAAATTCCGGTACCGGATCTGGACCAGGTGAATGCCATGATGCAGAAGAGGTACAAACTGACTATTCAGATCATAGACAGGATGGTTGTAACGGAGCGGGACGGTAAAAGAACCACCCAAACGCCCTGGGGTGCAAGCAAAGTGGTGTTCCTGCAAAGCTTAAAAGTGGGTAAATTGGTTTATGGAATACTTGCAGAAGAAACCCGCCCAAACAAAGCGGTCCTATATGAGAAAGTAGATGATTTTATTCTGCTTAAAAAGTGGCATTCCCCAGAACCTTTTGCAGAATTCACTTCTTCCCAGGCTTTAGTGCTGCCGGTTATCAATAATGTTTCCAGTATCTATGTATTAGATCCCCAGGAAGCTGCCACAGATGAGCAGGTAGAGGGTGATGCTGGTTTTACATAAAAACGGTTGTAAAAACTAAAGCTGCCGTGGTAGCTGCTTTGATACTGGCTGAACCAAAAACTAAACTGACTGTGGCATCGACTGATGCTAAGATTCAAAATACCATTAATGCATTATCCGATGAGCAAGTTTTAATTTTTGAAGCTAACATTTAATAGAAAACCAACATATTTTGTTTAATTATATCAAAATATGTTGGTTATAATTTGAACTATGTATACTGAAATAAGATCAGAAGCCAGAAAATTATATCCAAAAGCCAAGGATTTTAGAGCACAGGAATTTTCCTAAAGTAGCAAAAGCATGTCCGGGTTTTAATGCGATAAATGAATATAAAAATGTTTAAGATGCTTGATTCCCTTAAAAAATTTTACAATACCTACAAAACCGAGATCAACGAAGGGATCCTCTTTTCCGCTTTCGTGATGTTTGGGTAATTGTAAAGACGATCCGGGCCATACAAAAAGGTTCTAAACTTTCTTTTGCGTGGTTCTTTTCCGAAGCGCTGGTATCTTTTTTTATTGCGCTTATTGTATATGCTGTCATGGATCAGTTTTTTATGATGAAGCCTTTTTTCACATGCGCGCTTTGTGCGTTGCTGGGTTCATTTTCAACAATATTAAATAAGAAACTGGAAGAGCTGATCGAAACCTTTTTCGACCAGATAAAGGTAAGCCTTAAAGAATTATTTAAGGTATTGGTAGATAAATCTAAAACAATAAAACTATGAATACACTTTTAAGAATAGTGGCAGTTGCCACATTCATTTTAGTGACATCGTGCGGTTCCAGGCAGATAATAAATCAGGTTTCAGAGAAAGAGAAAACCACCATCACAAAAAAGAATAGCGTTAAGATAGTCGAACGCAACAGGGCAATTGTCGACAGTTTGAAATTTAAAATAGCACAAAGTACCACAGGAGATAAAAAGTTAGATAATGCGGTAAATAAGGCTGTAAGCGAAATATTGAATAAACTGAACACTTCCAAGTCTTCGGGCGATAATTCCTATTCTCTCACATATGATGATGTTCTCAAAGAGTTACGGGCAGTAATGAATATCGCACCGACTGAAAACACGATTATCAAAAACAACAATATCCACAACGAAAAAGAAACCATTATCACCGAAAAAGAAATTCCGGTAAAGTTTATACCACAGTATGTTTTGGCAGCGTCAATATTTGGCGGCTGTTGTGCATTGGCCTTTCTTACCTGGATTAGCTATAGGGCCAGTAGGTTATTTAAACCAAAATTGCCACTCAGTTGAGAAGCTAATATATAAAAATTAAGATTGGTTTTAGTTGAGTTGAGAAGCAGTTCAGAAATGAACTGTTTTTTTTGTTCTAAAAAAGAATATCTTAAACTTATAAATAAAATATATATTTATCAAAACCGTCGGCTAAATATAGACTAATATATAAAATGATAATATATAAATATTTGTTGTTATTAGTTGATAATATAAAACAAGTAATAATACAATTATTTATCAATTCTAATACCGTATAAAATTCATTTTACTAGATTATACTTACAAACAGCAATTAGTGTCCGGTATTTCGTTTGGACAGTAATAACAGGTTTGTCGTATAAAAATTCGATTTATGATGTGTTTTGTGTATTTTAAAGTGAAATAAAGTTAGCGAACTGATCCGCCAGTAAGTTCAAAAATCAATAATATAAAAACAATCTCACTTATAATTTTTAAAGTGAGATTGCTATTTATAAAAGTTAGATTTTTAGAGAATTTATGCAATAGTTCGCTATATTATCCTACTTATATTAGAACTAAAAATTTGAAGTTTCTGAATCAAAAGCTCCAAGATCTGAATTAAAAGCTCTAAAACTTGTCCTAAGGTTTTGTATTGATCTATCATATCCAAACCTCATTCCTTCGTTAAATATTCCCGTTACTCTATCTAAATCTTCTTCGTTTAATTCATCTCCTGAAATATTACTGTCGTCTCTCAATGCTATAAAACCAGCACCAATAGAAGTATAAAGTATCAGATCAAGATTTAACCAAGGCTGATAGTAGCTTGCATGTTGGTCTCTATCTTCTTCTGTATTATCAGGTTTCCAAATATTTAACAATGATGCAATTCTTGGATTTATAGCTTCTAATGCGTCAATCAAAAATTCCCGGGCAAAAGATGGACTAAATTTGGAAGACAGTACTTCTTCTGCCAAAGAGCCAATGCTGTTTAGATCTGCCAATGGAATATCTTCTATTCTTTCAATTGGATTATTTAAGCTAGCTTCAATAAGTTGAGAATCTCTGAACAATTCAATCCACATAAATCGTCTCCAGCATCTCCAAGATTGTCTTCTTGACATCCAAAGTGCAATATTCATATAATACTGTCGTATTACATTAAAATCAGCGGTTGTTAATCCTAATTGTTGGCCTAGTATATCACCACCATTAGAACCAATCCCATTCAAATTAATATTTACGAAGTGATGCCAGGTAGAGTCTACTACAATACGGCCAGCATTTGCCAGTCGTCCGTCCCAAACAGCAATCGATGGAAAACAATGAGGTGCTGTTAATGCTTTACCATTTCCTCCATTTGTTGTACTGCCTCCTAAAACAAAAGATGTGGCTATTATCTGTGTTGGAACTGTAATACCATTAACCATAAAAGAGGTGGAAGGTTTGCATTCTCCTTCATGTGGATGGTCTGGCATTATATCTATAATCCCAGAAGGCTTAATGTTTTTACTGATGGATAACAATGGGTGTGGCATTCCAGAATCAAATGTTCTAACTGCAATATTTTGTGGAATATTGTCCGACTGGTTATCGAAATAAAGTGAAGTTGCATCGCCGGATTTTGGTCTGTTAGTATCGTTTCTTCTATTACCACC